GGATGACTTCTCCCAAAAGGATACTATTGCTTCTGTTGCCATAATTTTATATCGTTTTTTTAGTTTTTGATACTGCGGGTTTATCAAGTAACTGAACTGATCCCCCTTCTGAAAGAGTAATTACTACTTGCTCTATAAAGGTTGCAAGCGGGGCTTTTTTTAGTTGCGCCTTAATTGCTTTCTTATACACTGAAGGTTTAACTTTGTACCCCTTCACTACTCTTTTTTCGTTTATTGTTGCTTTCATAAATGCAACGTTAATACGTTTATACGAAATTACCAAATAAATGTTTTATATTTGTGGAGAAATGCTTACCTACAAACGTAAACTAATATTAAACAAAGCGCAGCAGTCACGTATTGACAGTTGGTTAGGCTGCGCTCGTACAGTTTACAACCTATGTTTAGAAATTAGGAAAGAGGGATGGAAAAACAAACAAGAAACTATTCATAAATATGAATTAATTAAACAACTCCCACCACTTAGAAAGGAATACGATTGGATTGCAGATGTTCCGGCTGTCGCATTAGAGGATGTTGTTTTTCGATTAGACAAAAGTTATCAAAGTTTTTTTAATGGGAACGGGTTTTGTAAATTATCTGAAAGTTCAAAGGCAACTTTCTCCCCATGTGCAGGCTTCATTAGGTCGGCAATATCAATACCTTTTGCTGAAAAATAGATATTTACTGCACTGAGTACAGCAACTACACTTTCAACTGATAACCACATTTTGTTTTGCGTATTTCTGCCAGAACTTTCAGGATTTTCTACCGATATGATCAATCCTCCGGACCTACTTTCGGGCATTGTTTCATCTTCTGCTATTTCCATAACCGAAATTAACCTGTGATCTTTTGCTGTCACCCTTACAAAAGATAGGATGTCCAAATCTTTTTTTAAGCCACCTTCACCGACTGTGGCTGTGCCGTAATTTTTCATGTCGTATTTTATTTAAAGTTGTTTAGTGTACTAACCTTCGGTTTGCTTTAATCTTCCGGCGATATAGGTGGAGCGGGTAATGGTTTCCAATATGTTACATCTTTGTGAATGCCGCCGCCAGCTTCAGTCCAATCACCAAATTCATAATCATAACAACCGATTCTTACTACACCTGCCTTACAGCAAAACATTACACGATCATTACACCATCCTAAATTTTCTGGAAGTTCTTTTTCTATACTTATCCATCCGTCTGATTGCTCTCTTGTTACGGGGGATAGTTGAGAGGCGGTTACTATGTATTCCGCAAGATCAATATGGTCTAATCCATTATCATCTATTGGCAAAGCCTTTAAGTATTTACTTATAATATCTGATATTTCTTTTGCGCTTATTCTCCCCTGTGCTTCGGGCTGCGCTTTCAATTCGTTTACAACGTTTAAATAAGCATCATAAAGCCCTCTTTCGTAAGTATTGGGGTCTTCAGGCATTAGTTTCATTCGATCCTCAAACATTTTTATTATTTCTTCTATGCTCATGGTGCTTTGTATTGGGGTTTATAGGTTTACTGTTAGTTCTTCGCCGGTTAATGAGTGGTAAAGGTTTTGGAGGCTGTGCATGACCTTCTGCATCAAAATCCATTTCATCCTTTGCCGTCCAACTATCCTCATAAGCAGAAAGTAAATCATCCATTAATTCGGCTTCCTTTGTGGATGTGAGGGATTGAGCGGCATTCCAAATTTGTTCAAACAATTCAATGCTTTCGTTTATATCAAGCCTGTTGCCTATGCTTCTTCTAAAAGATAATTCTGCATTATACTTTTTCTTCCGCATCCTCTTTGCTTTGCGGAGCATTGATGTTTACGGCTTCCGTATTGCTATCTGCAAGGAGTTTTGTAATGTCATCTATTACCTTATTCCGCAATTCTTTTTCTCCTTTCGGCTCTTCATTGTTAAAATACCTTGCGATATAAGTTTGCTGCAAGTCGCTTAATGCTCTTCTTAAATCCATTTTTTGTGCTTTAAATTCTTTATTGAGCTTATCATTCCAATTTTCATCAACATTTAAAATATTCTGTAAAAGCTGTTTATCCATACGCTCTTTCTTTTGTTCCGCATCCTCCGGTAGTTTATCTGATGGGTTTACGGGAGTATCCCAAATAATTTTAGCATTTTGTTCCTCGGCGCAAGCATTAACAGTATCTACAAAACATTTCTGTTCGATTTCATCCCTGCAAATCTCTGAAAACTCATATTTACTACCTGTGGCTTTCAGGTACTTTTCATTAAATATCTTGTTGAAATAAAGCCCTGCCATGTTATATGACAAACCTTCAGCCCAAAACCATGAATCAACTTTTTTGCCTACAACAAATTGATTTGGTCTTGCATGAAATATTTCTCCCTCTTTGGTTGTGTTATCTACTGCATCAGGAACAGATTCATCGGGAATGTTTTTCGGACAAGAAGTATCAATATGCGTATCTGCGGAAATTCTATCGGTAAATACTTCATCACAATAAGGACAAGTGTAAACGCATCTATCTTCTTTATTTCCCTGTGGGGTTGCTTGCTCTTTCATGTTGTTGGGGTTTGTGTTTTTATAATTTTCTTCCGCATTGACAAATCCATTCTGTGTATGTATATCCATCTTCTTCTTTTTGTTTTACTGATTCGTAACGGTGCTTTCCTTTACAGATGAATTTCTTCCCTTCTTGTATCTGCGGTAAATCTTTATACGGGTTTTTAATAGTGAATGTTCGTTGCGGTGGTTCTTGAAATAAGCCTTTTGGAGCATCATCTACCACAACTACATCAATGCCGTTGTCTTTTGCTTGCTGAACAATCATATCACTTACTGGTGTATCACCTGATATAAGTACAGTTTTACCCGCCATATCTTCCATTGCCGCAACCGCTGTATTAAATCCTAAATGGTTAAAAAATTCCCTTCTCATGTTTACTTAATTTTTTGGATGATTAGTATCTTACCGGTTATTACTTTCCGAAAAGGTTTGTCATTTGTCTGTGGGTTTGTTAAGTTCTTCTATTAAAAAATCAGCCGCCTTTACCGCTAATTGTGCAGCATATTTTACGCCTTCCAAATTAGGACACCAATCTACCTCAGCACTTAAAGTGGATAGTAAACCCTGCATTGCTGATTCAGCGAATTTTTGCCTAATAGTCAAGCCGCCTGACGGTTGACTGATTGCTCCTGTATCAATGTAAACTCCTGCCGGTTCATCGCCCGTTATCTTATCCATGATTATTGGTTTAGTGTTTTATCAATAGCGATTCCAAGTGAGATTGCATCCTGTCCGTTGCATGGATGATTGGGAGATATGAATAAGGGAACAGCGTAGCCTTTTGAAATTAAGTATTGAAATATCATTTCACGGTAATCTTCAAGTTCTCTTGCCGCAACACTTCTCTTTTCATTAAGCCCCCCATTGAGATAATAATATTGTATAAAGTCTTTACCAATAGCACACTTCTCTTCATTACTTACAGCATCCGTAAAACCGAAGGAGGCTACCTCAATAGCATCCTCATCATTTATCTTGCTTAGTGGGGAGAGAAGGAGTTTACAATCTGAATGATACTTGCCTTCCATCATTAAGTAATGAGGCAAAAACAGAGATACTTTTTTAGTGTAAGTATTGGTACTCTCCATCCTGCTTCCGTCCTCGCTATATAACTCATGTTGATACTTTATATCTGCGCTCAAATACATTGCAAATATTCTTGCTGTCTCCTGTGTTGTAAGTTTATCCATGATTATTTTAGTTTTAGTTGTAAGGTGTATGTTGGGGAGTTACTTGATTATTCAGTAACGTACTTGTAAGTAGTTCTTATTTTACCGGGGGCGTAACTTAGAATTTCTTTATTATTTTTTATGACTTCATTCAGTTTATCAAATGCTTCCTGCATTTCTTTTGGAAGTTCGCCGTCCCAATCTTCAGGTGATTCGCCTTCCCATATATCGGTGTCAATCGTATGATAATAATTAGGTTCGCAAAACAGCAATTCTAATTCTTCAATTTCATTTTCTTCGCAGTATCCCCTTAAATCATCTTCATTGAAGAAATACTTGTCTCCGTCACGAGTGACTACCGCTGATCCGTCATACTCTTTAAATTCTTTTTTCAAGTATGCTTCCAAAGATTTTTTTGCGCCACACTCCTTACACATGGTGTACATCTTCTTGTGAATATTGCCACACTCACACTTTATATGAGTACACCCTGACCATCTAGCCATGTGTTCGTCTTTATTCCAAAAACGTCTGTCATCACCTCCGCTAACCCACCCTGTTAATGTTTCCTGTGTAGCAGCTTCAGGACTATCGTACATTATTATTTTTTCGTCTTTCATATTTTTATTTTATTCAATGATTAAATTACTTTCCTCAACTCCCATTTCTTTGGCTACTATTCTTTTAGCTTCAGAGAGTGTTACTTTTGTTTTGGGGATAGGGCGGCGGCAGAATGCGTGAGCGCAGAAATTATTGCCATTAGAAGTGGTTACAAACTTATTTTTCCTAACGCGATCAGGATTGATACCAACAAACCATGACGGATGCCAATTCTTTTCATCATTACTAACCTCTAACCATTCCCCGTTTTTAAATTCTTCCTCCTCTCCCGGTAGTTGTTTAAGGAAGTCTTTTACTGATTGAGTGGGGAGTTTGTGATTATTGCATCCCCAATAATTGCCCGGTGCTTTGTAATATTCCTTATGTATTAAACCCCCGTCACTTGTAATATCAGTAGGGAAACAGAATTTAAGAACCTGTCTCAATTCATCTTCTCTCCCATCGTTTTTTACAGCTACATCACCGTTTGAAAGTTCTGCAAGCGTAAATATTTTTTCCATTTTTAAAATTTTAAATTATTGTATAAGAAAGGGGGATTAAGAACCGTAATTATTTTTTCAGTTACACAGCATAGGTACATCCTCTGCTATTTTTTCAAATGTCAAGACACTTTACTCTTTAACCATTTTTTTGTACAATGCCCAACCATTTGTACTTGTAAAATCCATATCAACATGAGACTTAGAATCTGCCGGGCAATTTTCTATCAAATCTCCCAAATAACTCAATAACATTCTCATTGCTTTTTCTTCATCACTTGTAACCGTAACTCTATTTTGAGATGCCCGTTTACTCTTCATATATTCTGCTTTACACTTTTTACAGTACCTTGAATTTGCAGAATCTAATGGGGCGGCACATTTGGAACAAGTACCCTTTCTTTCACCCCTCGGTCTCCTTAATCTTGTATCCATAATTAATGTTCTTGTTACTCTCTATGGTGAATCGTGAAACGTCTTTCCACCCCTTCATTCCCTTTAACTATTGCAAACATAAAAACATTATTTCAGAAATAAAAATTTTTCTTTTGATTATTTTTATTTAGTTTTGTATCTCAATCAAAAGCATACTTAAAAAATGACAAAAGTAACTTTAAGCATCGGAGAGCAAATAGATCGAGCAAGAGACGGTCGAACTCAAACATGGATAGTAGGTAAGATGAACGATATACTACCTGAAGGAATGAAGATAAGCGAAGTTCAGTTTTCCCGTAAGAAAAAGGATAACGACCAATTCACTTCAGAAGAACTTTCAGCACTTAACACAATTTTAGGTACGGAACTTAAATAGTTCACCGTACCTTTTTTATTTACCGAATTAAATTTTTAACTGTGGATAAAGGGAGTTGGTTTCCTCACGATGATCGTGCTTTTGAGGATGAAAAAATACAAGCTATGGTTGGAGATTATGGTGCTTCTGGCTATGGTCTTTATTGGAAAATTGTAGAGAGACTACACTATGAACCCATACATAAACTTTCCTACAAGGAGGTTACGTTTTTATCTTTTTCAAAATTATTGTCAGCGACCGAAAAGAATAAGTTTAAACATTCAAATATTAAAAGTTCAGACGTTAAATCATTTATTCAGGACTGTATTGAGAAATATGAATTATTTGAAACTGATACCAGTTTCTTTTGGTCAGGCAGGGCTATGAGAAATATAACAAGAAAGGTTTCTTTATCAGAAAAACGTGCTGAAATAGGCAGAAAAGGTGGTCAAGCAAACCGTAAGCAATAGCCAAGCATTTGCTTACCAATTAGTAAGCAAACCTAAGCATATTAAGATATAGATTAAGAATATAGATACCTATTACTAATACATTAACTAATTAAATAAGTCTTAGTTTAAATAACGAATAGAAAATAAAAAAAATGGAAAACAAATCAGCAAGGATTACAGGATACACGGCGGGGACAGATATTTCACTTTTAGATATTCCAAAAGAAAAAATAAGATTAAAGCCGCATCAGGAAATGATACTCAATGCAAGGGTAAAGAATTTGGCATTAATTCAAAACAACTCAGAAGAACTAACAGAAAAGTTTAATGACCTGCTTCCTAAAATCTGTATAATAACCGGAATGAGTATGCCTGAAGGTCAAATGGCAGAACTTACAAAAGCCGAAATAATATCATTTCTTTTAGATTTCGGTTACAAGTTATTAAATGAGGATGAGGTTATGTTGGCGTTTAGGATTAACGCACAAGGGAATGCCCGTTTTTCTGACGGTAGTTACTTAACTCCTATTTCGCCTATCGGAGAATATTTGAACGTGTTTTACTGCGGGAGAGTTTTATCAAATTATATGATTTTAAGAAACACGTTTGATTCAGAAATTAGAAATATTATGAACGGTTATTAATTTTTTTTATGGATAAGCACGATTTTTCAGCACTTAATGATATACCTGGATTAAGATTTATTCCTTGTAAAGACACAAAACAACCTATACCAAAAAATTGGCAGACTCAAACTACTCCCCATGACCTTACTCAGTGCGTATATGTAGGTTTAGTTTGCGGAGAACCTTCGGGTGGTATTGAAGTTATTGATGTGGACGAAAAATATTCTTTAGATGGTAAACTGTTTGAAAACTACAAAAAGGCAATTCATCAAACAGATCCGATGCTTTTAAAGAAATTGGTCGTACAAAAAACAAAAAACGGTGGGTTCCATTTTATTTACCGATGTGCCGTTATAGGCGGCAATTCCAAACTTGCAAATCGCCCTACTACCGATAGAGAAAAGAAAGAGACTTACGACAAGGCTTTTCAGGCAGAACTTGTAAATCCTAAAAATGATAAAGGAGAGGAACAAGCTAAGAAGGTTGCTGAAAAGGCATACAAAAACGACAAAGTAAGAGTGCTATTAGAGACAAGGGGTACAGGTGGGCAAATCATAATTCACCCTTCACCGGGATATGAAATAATTCACGGTGATATTTACGGTATAAACCAAATAACGCTTGAAGAAAGAGAAATACTATTTTCAGTCGCAAGGTCATTTAACAAGGTTTTTGTAGAGAAGGAACAACCTAAACAAATAGGTGTTAAAAGAGAGGGTCTTTCAACTTTTGATGATTACAATGAGCGTGGAGATGTTGTAGGGTTGCTTGAATCTAACGGGTGGAAATTTGTGGGCACAAAATCAGATAAGACAATATTTCTTCGCCCCGGTCAAACTACATCACAAACAAGCGGCAACTACGACCATGCTAAAAAATGGTTTTCTGTATTTACCACAAGTACGGAGTTTGAACCTGAGACTGCTTACTTACCCTATGCCGTTTATGCCATGCTTGAATGTAATGGTAACTTTTCCGAAGCAAGTAAAAAATTGTATGATTTAGGATATGGAGACAGGTATGAAGAAAAGAAAAAAAACACATACGAAAGTACAAGGGTAATAAAATCAAGAGTTGACCCTTTGGATGATGACTATTCATTTTTGGCTACAGGAGATGATTATAATGGTTATTTAGGTCAGGTTATTGACGGCACATTGCCTATGGGTTTAACTACGGGTAGCCCTGAGATGGATAAACACTTTCTTTTTAAAGAAGCAGAATTAATGATGTTCAACGGACATGATAACGTAGGTAAGTCTGTCTTTGTTTGGTGGCTTTTAATGCTTTCTGCAATGTATCATGGATGGGTAGGAATAATTTTCTCTTCAGAAAATACATTGGGTGCATTTATGAGAAAAATGATACAGTTTTATTGGGGTAAACCTTTGCGTGGATTTGGCGCACAGACACCACAAGAATTTGAAACCGCAAAGGCGTTTGTAGAAAAGCACTTCATACTTATTAAAGCACAAGAGGACTTGTATAATTACAAGGATATTATGAACATGGTAAAAAAGGCAAGGATTAAATACCCGAACTTAAAATACGGCATGATTGACCCGTATAATAGTTTAAAAATGGATTTAAGCGGTTTTAGTAAATTGTCATCTCACGATTACCATTACGAAGCTATAAGCGAAATAAAATCTTACGGACAGACTACAAAGTTCGGATGGTTTATAAATCATCATTGCGTTACCGAAGCATTAAGAAAATTAGATAGTGACGGTTATCCTATTGCACCAAATAAAGCAGATACTGAAGGTGGTGGAAAGATGGCTAATAAGGGAGATGGGTTTGGTACTGTTCACAGAAAAGTTCAGCACCCTACAGATTGGATGGTTACGGAGTTTCATATAAGAAAAGTTAAAGATACAGAGACAGGCGGTAAGCATACAGTAATAAACGACCCACTAAGGTTTGAAATGATAAAAAATGGATGTGGCTTTAGAGAACGTTTAGATGGTGGCAACCCGATAGATCCGATACGAGAATGGCATAAATCACAAGGTAGAAATTTAGACGAGCAATTAGTCCCCGGTGTAATTTGGAAACCATACCAAGATGACAAAGATGATGACCTAAAAGACTTTATCCCATTTTAATTATGAGCAACAAGACAGCAATAGTGCGAAATCCTGCCAATAATGAAATTTACAGGCATATATCGGGAACGACTTATAAAAACCTTCGGACGGGCGTGTCAGGAGATATACCTAATGAAATAGCAGGTAAGCACCTTGTTTTGAACGTAGAGTTAAGTACTATTTTAAACAAGGAAAATCAGATAGAGCGTCTTATAGAAGGGTTGGGATTACGTTATGAACCAATTAAATAAAATATATTATGAAATTAGAACAACAAGTATGCTCTTTGGAGCAATCAAAGAAATTAAAGTCACTTGGAGTGAATGGTAAATCAATATTTTATTGGTGGGATTTTAATAAGGTTTCTAAGTCATTTTTTCATGGCAACCCAAAATTGCAATATGGCAATATTTGTCCGGGAGCGTCAGCAGAAGCAAAAGTAAACGCTGAGTTAAAAGAATGCTTTTCCCCTGCTTTTACAGCAGCAGAAATTGGAGTAATGCTTCCCTGTAGAGTTTGGGTAGGTGATGATATGTACCAACTGTCTTTAATGAAGTCTGATGAAACTTGGCATAAAAAACAATCGAGAACAAATACATCATTTCATTATGAATACGATTTTGTAAATAAAGAAAATCAAATTGAAGTTTTAGGAGGTGTTCAAGTAGGTAACATAAATGAGGCTGTATCCAGAGCAGAAATTCTTATATGGCTATTAGAAAATAAACATACTACCGCCGAAGAAGTAAACTCCCGTCTTAACTCCTAAACTCAAATAGAAATCACTTATCAGAAACAGTGTAAAAAATAAAAGATATGAAATTAGATAAACAAGTATGCACATTGGATCAGTCAAAAAAGTTAGTTGAATTAGGGGTGAAGCAAGATGCTAATTTTTATTGGAAGGTAAACGAAATACAAACAGTTATTACAGACTTTGAAATGAAGCGGATGATTGAAAGAAGTTTACCGGGAATTAATGAATATTTTCCAGCTTATACAGAAGCAGAATTATTAAAAATGCTTCCATTTATTATCGGTTGTAAAAATGGATTGGATGATGATTATTTTCTTTCAATTCATGGGGGGCGTAATGGATGGCATATTCAGTACAAAACAAATAAAGGTGATGTTATTGTTAATTCTGATGGGGATATTGATCGTGCTGTTGGCTATTTGCATAACACATACAGAGTTGCTTATGATTTGGCAGATTGTGCAGCACGTTATCTTATCATGCTTTTGGAATCTAAAACACTCCCCGCCGAAGAGGTAAATAAACGTATCGCCGCTTAACCGGATAGGATATTACACTAAACCATTAAAAAAAAATTATGAACGAATTAGAAAAGGCGATAATCGCAGGAGAAGTACAAGTTGATTTGTATTTGGATGATGTAAGCACAAAAGATTTTATCAGAGATATAGAAGATATAAAAAGTAAGTATTCCGATAAGGGTGCAATACAGCAAGCGATTGATAAATTAAAAGAACTTTTACCATAACCCCTACTAACAATGGCAGCAGATAATATGACCGAAATAGAAAATAGGTTATCAGATAATGTAAAGTACCTGATACTTTATTTAAACATGACACAAAGTAAATTCGCTGATTTTGTAAAAGTTGGATATAGAACTATAGATACTTGGGAGAGTAAAAGAAACAGAATAAAGATTGCTCAGATAATAAAAATATCTACAGCTTCGGGCATATCAATAGACGATTTATGTAGGTCGGATTTGAGAAGTGTTTTAAAAATTAAGTAACCAACTAAACTAAATAATATGATAACAACATTAGACGGAGTTAAATTAAAGAGAGGGGATATTGGATTTTTTATCGGAGTGACTATACAAGGAGAATATGTACCTGGCAGAGGTAAGGTTCACTCAAAAAGTCCTGATTATTCATTACCCAATGAGGATAGGGTTTATTCAACAAGACAGGCTTGCCAAGAGGCTTGTGATATTAAAAACAAAAATAAAAACGACTAATTATGAAACACCAAAAACTTGAAAAACCATTAAACGATTGGGCTAAGTGCCTATGGATTTTGATTGACAGTTATCTACCGGGAGTAAGTATGGCTAAAGTGCTTACCGTTTACTCCCCTACCTTTTATAAGTGGCAAACTCGATTGTCAAATATTTTAGAAGCGCACCCGAAGTTAAAAGTATCAAAGGTTACTATTCCTTACACCGATAAAATAACAGGTAAGAGTAAACACTACACTCAGTACACTTTACTAAGTAACATTAAGCACTGTATAAATACCTACAACTTTATCAATAAGAACGGATGCCCAAAACCAAAAGAATAATTATGTCAGATACATACAAAGGCTTCAGAATAAAAAGGTATCAAGAGGCATATACTCCTGTTTATGATAATGGAATGCACAGTGCTATATTCTTAGGAAGTATGGGTGCTGCTAAAAGAGCGATTGATGTTTATCTAAAAAGTAAAACCCAAACACCAATAGTAACACCTACTAAAAGAATACCTGAAGATTGGCTGAATAAAATTATTGATAGACCCGCAGCCACTTACTCCAATAAAAACTTTAAACTATGACAGCAGATGAATTTTTAAAAGAAAGAGGAATAGATTGTGATAGCATACGGATAATGTCTCAAAACGGAGGACTGTATAAAGTATCAACCTTAATGCACGAGTATAAGCACTCATTTGTAATAACCAATAAGATAAGCCCCGAAGAGATTATAAAGGCAGCTTGTTTATTCTTTGGGGTAAGTGAAAAGATAATTACCGGGCCGTGGAAGAATAGGGATGTTTGCGAACCCCGATATATGATTATGCTTTACCTAAAATTACACGGATATAACATGACACATATCGCCCGGCTATTTCACAAGAGAGACCATACCTCAGTTGGATATTCAATAAGAACAATCCAAACGACAATGAATGAATCTCCCGAAAAGGAAAAATTATACAAAGACATGGAAACACATTTAATACCATACATAAACTAATTAACCATGACCGAAAATAACTTTCAACAAACAAACAAACAATACATAGACACAGAAGCCTACTTAAATACTAAAGGATATGCAGTAGCACCATGCTCAGAATCTTCAGGAGAAATAACTTCTCTTTATCTTCAGGACTCTATGACAAGATCGGATTTAATAATTTCTGATATAAAGTCATTATTGGGAGAAGAATACAAAGTTTACCGTCTGCCTAATTTGGGAAATATTTATATAGAATTAAAGAAATGAAAAAACGCTTATTAATATCATTTAGCGGCGGTCGTACTTCAGCATACATGACTTGGTGGTTATTGAATGAGTGGCAGGACAGGGATAATTGGGAGATTGTAGTGGTATTTGCTAACACAGGGAAAGAAGATGAAGGGACTTTATTTTTTGTGGATGAATGCGCCCAGGAATGGGGGATTGATATAGTTTGGATTGAGGCTAAGTGTATTGATGAAAACGGACAGCCATATTCTGAAAAAGGGTGGAAAGTTAAACACAGGATTGTTACTTACGAAACTGCATCCCGTAAAGGAGAACCTTTTGAAGAAATGATTTCAATGCTTGGTATCCCTTCTACCAATGCTCCGTTTTGTTCTTACCAATTAAAAAGACTGCCGATTATTGATTTCGCAACTTCAATCGGTTGGGATGATTATCATACTGCAATAGGCATAAGAATAGATGAATCAAATAGGTTTAACCCGAAATGGGATGAATTGAAAATATTCTACCCTTTCGCAAGCGTACACCCTACAAATAAAAGCAGAGTAAACTTGTGGTGGAATAAACAGTCATTTGATTTGAATATACATCCTGATGATGGCAACTGTGACGGATGTTGGAAGAAAGGGGATGAAACCCTTGCAAGAATAATGATAAGAAAACCCGAAGTTTTTATATGGTGGGAACAAATGACTGCAAAGTATGGTCAATCAAATCCGAGATTATCTGAACTAAAGCCACCATTCCACTTTTACAGAAGAAATAAATCAGTTGAAGATATTCGGAGTCTGGCTAAACTATCACAAGCAGAATTAAAGCAATTAACAATGTTTGACGAAGCAAGCACTTGCTCTGAAAGCTGCGAAGTATTTTAAAAGAATACAAAGTATATCGCTTACCTAATCTTGGGAGAATATTTATTGAATTAAAGAAAGTATGAAAACAGACAAATTGATATTAGATGCTTGTTGTGGTAGTAGGATGTTTTGGTTTGATAAGACAAACCCTAATGTGCTGTTTGCTGATATTCGTAATGAAGATTATATTATGTGTAATGGGAAAGAATTAAATGTACGCCCTGATGTTGAACATGACTTTAGAGATATGCCTTATGAGGACAATACTTTTCAGATGGTAGTATTTGACCCGCCTCATTTAAAATCACTTGCCAAAGATACTTGGATGGCTCAGAAATATGGAACGCTATTACCTACGTGGGAGCAAGATATAAAAGCGGGGTTTGATGAATGTATGAGAGTTCTAAAAAAACACGGCACACTTATCTTCAAATGGAATGAAGCTCAGGTAAAACTCAACCAAGTATTAGATGCAATAAAAGTGCAACCCCTTTTTGGTCATACCACAGGCAAGCATGGTAGAACAATTTGGATAGCATTTATGAAACTATAATTATGAATAAAGACAGCATAATAAATCAACTTAAAAGAATTGAAGCATCAATTTCAAGGGCAAAAGTTCCCTTTGAGATAGACTTAGTTCACCCCAATACAATAACAGTAACCGTATGGGAACTTATGAAAGCAATTAAGCAAGCTGAGAACATTATATCTGAAATAACCATAGAATACCCTGAAATAAAACAATCCGTTCTAAAATGACAGACCTCCAAGACCCATACACCTATCAAATACACCACCTAAACGAATACTACAAGTATCCCAGAAGTAATAAACGCTATAAACTAATAGAAGTAGATCGTTGGAGATACATATTTGAAGATGGTCATAGGGTAACTGATAATGTATTCTGTGATTTGATAAGATGCAAAACAGGTATTCAAGTATATAATGAGGTGCAGATGGAGATGTTTTAAATTGGGATAGCGTTAATTATTTCTTGGCAGAGTGCTTCTGGAATTACAGACCTCTCGTATGGATTGCTTTTACCTTGTGTACCTGTCTGACTTCCTCTTGGTGCGGATTCATGTTGACAATGCTTGTTTCCATTGTAGCATTGTGGTCGGGGAGACCATCCTGTGTTGTTAAATAGGGAATAGATATTATTGCTCCAAAAGTCAGTAGGCTTTGCTCTGCTATCACCGTAACGACAATACCATACAGTAGTTCTTGGGATACCACGCATAAAAGGCATCTTTCTCATCATTCCTCTCGGGTTCTCAATAGTGAATACCATTTTAGGATTTATCTTTAAGAAGTGACGGACAAGAGTCAAAGCATTCTCATTTACCCTGTCACACTTCTTTGCGTATTCAGATACAGCTTTAGTGCCGTCTCTATGATGTGATATAGCCGCAATAGTATATGTTGTACAGTCAGGGGATAAATGAATAAAATCGGGAATGAATGGTATATGTTGTGCGGTCAGAAATTCAATATCAATCGCTAAATCTATTCCTTCGTACTCCGTCCAATCAACAGAAAACACACGATGCCCTTTTGCTTCCGCTACTTTACCAAATGATCTGCTACCTGCAAAAAGTTCAAGTACATTCATAAATACGTATTTTCATTTCTCTCTACCCAACATAAATATAAAGCAGCAAAAGGAAGAGAGGCGTAGACAAGTATAAGGCGTAGTGTTTTCATTTATCATTAGTTTGGGATGCGATAATTTTAAGTAGCCTTGCTTCAAGTTGTAAGAAATAAATAATCTGGTATTCATTCTTTGCTTTTCCCCTCATTTCAGAAAGGCACGATGCAATTAACATTAATTCTCCCTTTTGTTCTGTACTCATAAAATAATATTTTTAATTTCTTGCTCTTGTATAGGGGTCATAGCTTTTCTATTTCTGATTTTACTTCGTCATAATATTTTTGATAATGGAGGGAAATATCATCTGGCATACTGTTAATTAATCCGATAATTTCATTACAACAGTTTATAGCGCACCATTTAGCTAACGGCTTATCTATCCACGCTGCATTATCAATTCTCATTGCTTCGTCAGGCACTTTTATAAACCTACGAAATAAGTATTCGGCTTTTTCTTTTGCTGTCATTGGTGTTTAGTTTATTTGTATTTATTATTGGTTAAGGTAGTAGGTTAGGGGATTCGTAAATGTTTCCGACTTTACTTATGGCATTAGATAGGATATACGGTTGTCCGTTACTTTTCATACAGAACTTACCTATTCTAAAATTGTTATCGGACTTGACGCAAAAAAGCCCCCACATTGAATAATCATTATTCCAACGGACTTCATAAATATCGTTCATATCTCCAAGTCCTGAGTTTGCTTTTTTAGCAATAACTAAATCTGATTCGTATATCTCAGATTGATCTTTATAAAGTCTGCCTGTAAATTGCATAAGTGTAAAGTCGCTTTTATAAGATATAAAATCCCTTAGAGGCAAAGATTCATCAGTTTTAGTAAACTCCATATCTGCATCCTCGCCCGTTATAAACCAATCAAGTGACATCCCAATACTCATTAATTTCTCTTTTTTGTCCCAAGCTCTAAACTTATACTCTCTCATAATTATTCAATTTAATAGTGATAGGTGTTATTATTTTTTAAAAGTCAAATTCTTTACTTTTTTCAACCGCTGTAATTTTAAGTTTAGTTTTTTGCTGCGGAGTTAAACTCATATCCTTTTCAATTTCCCTAACCATTGGCTCAAACTGAGATACCTGAGTTGCGGAATTTATTTCGTTAATGTAGGCATCGTATTGAGAAACCCTCTTTACAACATCCTCTTTCAACTTTTCAAATGATAGCGGTTCGTCTGAGGCGATTACAGGCGATTTAACGGCATTTAACCCGTTAGGCGCAGAAATATCCGCTTCTGTCAATAAAATAGGTTTATGGGCAACTTCTGAAGGGATTTCTGCTATCTGCCGACTGTTTATGAAGTCATACAACGCCGATTTCAACTTTTCTTCATTTCCGAATGCCCATATTTTCTTTTTTTCAACATAAAGCGTAATTGTTTGCTTTGGATTATCGGTCGGTTTTCTTCCCGCACCTTTTCTTAATCCACCTCTTTTGTTTTCCATTTCTCAAAGATATGAAATAGCAGTGATTAAATCAAATACTTTTTCTATAGTAATTCATTTAACCTGTACTTTCCACCAAATAATAACGTTACTTTTTATATCATCACTACCAAATTCCCCATCCCACACATACCCCTATAACTAATATAACCCACCCCTAAATCTCAATTAAAATGACAGTATTGTGTAGTTATATAAGGCAGAAGTATTAAAAGTTAAATATCCCCCTTAAAATCAGTTTCGTAACGTATAGGCATATATAAGAACAGTTTAACCCACTTTACTTCAGATCCAAATCCGAAAGTCAAAAGTTAAACCCTAGGCATCAATATCAGCCCATTTCCACAGCGCAAGCCCTGCCCCCTTAATGTAGCGTACAACACACAAAGACACAGATACGCATCTGTTTACCTGATTACAATAGCAATGAGAAGCCAAATAAGCCCCAAATTCCCCTTTACCCTATGTTAGAGATAGAATGTATAGCCCCACAATAAATAAAGCCCTAAAACAGCCGTTAAAATAAATTCAATCACTTAACCAATTCCCTAAAGACCAAATGAGTAAAAATAAATCAGCATGGGCAGCAATCCCGAAAAGTTTAAGTGGGCGTACTCGGTTTTATTTATTGACTTACCCTTTGCAAGTGTACCCTTTCAGAGAGGTGGGGAGGTCTAAGGGAGGGTGGATACAGATAATTCCATTACCTTTGATTTTACAAAAATTTAAAAATATGTCATACAGAAAATGGTTTGAAATTCCGGGGTTCTCAAAATACCAAATAAGTAACTTGTTTGAAGTTAGAAATAAGGAACTTAACCTAATTAAGAAATTCTACGTTGATAGAGGATACCCAAAGAGTAACTTGGTAGATGATTCGGGAAACAGAAAGAAGCCTTATTTGCATAGGCTTGTAGCAATGGTATTTGTACCTAACCCTGACAATAAACCAGAGGTACATCACATTGATGAAGATACTTTGAATTTCCACCCTTCAAATTTGCAGTGGGTAACAAACAAAGAACATAAGGAAATATCAAGATTAAATGAGCAGGTTTCTCACAAAATAAAAAGAAAAGAAGTTGTATTTATACGAGATAATTACTCAGTAGAAAAGGAGTTGCAATTAGCTATGATGTTTAAAGTGAAACCTACTACAATTAGGAGTATCGCAACCGGTAGGAGCAGATCAGATATAAAAGAAGGTAAAATACACCCGCTGAATGACGGATTGAAAAAGGTAATTAATATTTTGACAGGGGAGCGGTTTAATTCCGCAGAAGAAGTTAGCAAATCGCTTGGGTTATCTCTAAAAAATATTCGCAGACAGTTAAGCGGGGAAAGGTATTGCAGCATACCGTTTAGATATATCGGTGCAGAAGATAAAGTAAAATTTAGACCTAAAGTTCCTATAGGGATATTTGATATGGAGTGGAATTTAATAAAAGTATTCGACTACCCTGACGATTTGGCCAGATTTCTTAAAACCGAAAATTGCTCGGGGGTTTATGATTTTATAAAGGGGAGGTCATCTATGCACAAGGGCTTCAAGTTTAAATTTGTTGGTGCTGATGGTGCTTTTTTAGAGCCGATACCATTTATTTCAAAAAAGCCGCCGCTGAAGCCTAAAAAGTTAAGAGGATTACCTACCCCAAAAAAGGCTGTAAATCAGTATGATTTAAATAACAACCTAATAAAAATGTATGACTCTATGGGAGATGCAGCCAGAAGTGTTAATTACAAGACTACTGATTTTAGGAAAGCCGTAATTCGCAGTCCCCGAAATTTTCTTAGGGGCTTTATATGGAAGATACAGGACTAATCTTTACATTTGGTGTAGAGCAGTCTTTTTTCATAAGCAGTTTTTTTAGTTATTGGTTAATGCCCCGTTTTTATAGCGGGGTATTTTTATTTTATAGCCTTTGTGGTATTGAGTTTCAGCGGTTTCTTGAAAATATATTTGGCGAAGTGAAGTATATATATGTATATTTGACGTATGAAAAAACAAATTACAACCCACACTCCAAACACAATTAAGAAACTTGTAGAGTTGCCAACGGAGACAGCCGAAGGACTGCAAGACTTAGCTAAGAAAAAAGGTACTACCACCAAACCTTATATGGAACAAGTACTTATTGCTCACGAACAAAAAAATAATAAAAAGTAAATCATGTATTACAAAGTAACCAACAACAAAAGCCAAGTTTATAAAGACTTGTTTGCGATGCGTACCAAAGAGTACAAAATGCAAGAAGATAATTATAACGCAGTCGTTAAGAAATCAGGTTCTACATTCACTACATTTTTAGGGGGTAGTGGGCAACAAAACTTCCGAAGAGTAAGGCAGTATTGCGGGTTCTTGTTTGAGCAACCCGAAAAGTTAGACATGACTGCGTGGAAGAAAGATAAAGTACACCCTGAAATATTTATCCCAAACAGAAGAACTAAATCCGGCAGAGAAATGAATGAGTTTCTATTGAACGGTCTAAAAGGAAATTTGTACACTAATGTTTTTGACATACTCAGCATAACAGAACACTTCAGGAAATTCACTTTACCATACGTTGAAATATTCGGTAAGCAAATTTTAGTGTTTCTCGGTAACGATGTAGAACCAAAAGACAAAAACCTAATTGAGATAACCAAGAAAGAGTTTGAAGCAATTATTGAAAAAGAAAATAATAAAACCAAGTAGCACATCTCTCCTATACACTAAACATTTAAAAAATAATTATGAAGCAGGGGATATTTTTTTGGGATAAAAACGGGGAGCATTCATTTGTTGACTTTCTGGGAATGTTAATAGAAAATGGTGACAGCATACATCAAATTATTCCGTGCGCTTATAATTATCCATCATTAGTATCAGGAGGTGATGCGCCACTTACAAAAGCTGTAATTATCGTAAATAAAAAATAAAACTCTAATTACCAATGGAAGATAATATAGCAACGAACAATATGCTTATTGCAAAGTTCATGGGGATAAAAGTAGAACCTATGACATGGAAGGGGAGGCACACGATGCTTGCTATATGTGATGATGACGGTAGCGTATCCCTTAGTGATTGTGATTTCTACTACCCAGATTCAATGTGGGGAGATTTAATACCTGTTGTATCTAAAATTAATAATACAACAGTTAGGGATTTTTATAGAAAAGAAAAAGTAATGAATACACTATTGTCATTAGATATAAAAAAGATTTGGCAATCAGTAGTTGATTTTATCCAATGGTATAACTCATAAAACACAAACCAATGAACAAAAGCAATAACATACAAGAGACAGCAGAAGAAATACTTTTAAAGTACGATTACATTGCTCCTGATGGCTTTGTAGATTCTAAAGAAATCCACAAAGCAATGGAAGAATACGCTGCACAAACATCTAATTGGATAAGTGTAGATACGCTACCTGATGAACACGTAAAAGTCCAAGTTCATTTAGAGGGAGGTACAGTATTGCAGGGAATAATTGATAGCAATAATGTTTGGGCTGTTTATTACCACGATGGTTGTCACGGCGAAGACCCTGAAAGAAGAATTACCCATTGGCAACCACTCCCCGCCACACCCAACACACTTTAATAAATAAAAAACACATAAACAGTATAACCAATGACACAAGTAACATTCATTAATGATTGCGCCGTAGATGGCTGCTACAAGAAAAATATAGGTAAAGGAAGACAGATGTGTAAAGATCATCAAGCACAATATGAAAGTGGTATGGTACTTAAAGCATTTTACGGGAAACTAGTTCAAAAAAAGAACCATCTAAATCCATTGAAAACAAAAAAATAACACATAAAAAATCTATAACCAATGGAATTTAAGACAGTAAAATTTACCCAAGAGTTATCAATAAACGGTCTATCATGTTGGCCTTCTTTAGAAATGGATATGCAACCGGACGAAGATCCACAGGAAGCGTTCACAAAGATAATAGCGGAAATCCAAAAGCTAAACACAACTCTACTAAAAACACCCGCCGTAGAGCCTGAGCCTATTATACAGGTAGAGAAGAAAAACCCATCACAACTTGAAAAACTAATTGAGGCAATAAGAGGGTCATCAGACCTAAAGGTACTTGACTCATTCAAGATTCTTATAAAGGGGAAGCCAGAAGCAGAAGCGGCATATTCAGAAACAGAAAAAAAACTAATAAACGATGCAACAAGATAACATCAACTTCGACAATATAAAGTTCAGGGCATCTTCATGGGGCAATTTACTCAGCGAACCACAAGCAAAAGCAGATAAAGAAGCCGGTAAACTTGGACTAAGCTGCCAAAAGGAACTGCTGAAAATATACCGCAAAGAGATATGGCAATGGGATGAAGATGATGTGTACACAGTACCAATGGAGAAGGGTACATTAGTCCAAACAGACAGCATATTCATGTACAGCAAGGTACAGGGACAGTTATTTACAGAAAACAGCGAACATTTAGAGAACGAATGGTTCAAAGGAACACCCGATGTTTTCTTAGGAGAAACAATCCGCACCGCTACACAGGTAGATGACATGAAGAATAGTTGCCTTTTAAGCAATTACACTGACAAGATGGTAGAAACTGTCACTCCTGCCCAGAAATGCCAATTAAACTGCTACTACGACCTCACAGGAGCATCAGGAGGCAACATTGTACACGCATTAATGTCCTTACCACAAGAAATGTTTGAAAAAGAGTGCGAAAAAGTACTTTGGAGAATGACAAACAACGGAGAGGCAGCTACAGAATACTCTCCGGCATATCTGGAAGAAGTAGAACGCCTGAAAAAGAAATGGATATACGATCATATCCCTGAAGAAGAGAGAATTTTCATCCAACCTGTACCCAAAGACGAAGAATTAATCGAAAAAATGAAGCAAAAAGTACCAAGATTAAGAGAATGGTTGTATGAATTTCATAAAAAACGCTTAAATTTACAATGAAAATACTACTGAAGTAGAAAGCAGATAGTTAATATCAATAAAAGAACTTCCTTAGAGGGAGGTTTCGGTCTGAACGCCGTAAAATACCCATCAAAGTGTGGTTGTTAGCCGTTCACTTTCTACCCGAAGCCAATCTCTAAGGATTTTTTTATGTCAGTAAATTTTAAAAAAGTAAGATTTGGTTGTTATGCTCTTGGAAAAATTGTTGGACTTGACCAGGGCGAAAAAATCCCTGCTAGAGAACTCCGAATATTAGAAAAACTAGAAAGTCAAGAAACTCCTCTAACTGATATTGAGCAGGAGTACATGATAGACTTAAAAAGGCAGAGGGGGTTAGCAGAAAAAACATTATCCAAGACTTGCATTAATTACCTAAGAGAAGAATTATTTATTTATCACACATACGGTCAGCGAATACGTCCCGGCGGGGAATCCATGTCAGAGTCTAATTCAAGGATAATGAAAGGGACACTTTGCGAAAGTTTTGCCGTTGAGTTGCTTTCAAGGCATGATGGTATAAATTATAAAAAGAATGAAAAAAAGTATAGGAATAAATGGGTAGTTGGGATACCAGATATTAATCACAAAAAAAGGCTTGGAGATAGAACGGTAATTGACATAAAATCAAGTTGGGATATGTATACCTTTATGAACAATTTACCAAAGAAGTTAGCCCCGACACATAACCATCAAGTTCAAGGATATATCTCATTAACAAAAGCTGATGTTGGCGAAGTTTGCCATGTACTAGTAAGCGCACCAGAAGAACTTATTGAAAAACAAGTTGCTAAACTTAGGTATAAAAATGTTTTTGCAACAAGAGAAGAATTAGAAATTGCAGAGGAAATGACAAGGCGAAGCATGAGATTTGATGATATTCCTGAAGAAAACAGAATAATCAGATTCCCAGTAATTAGGAATGAAGAACAGCAACAAGAACTGTTTGAAAGGGTAGATTTATGCAGAGAGTGGTTAGTGGAGTACCAGAAAACACATAATGAATATTTTAAAAAGTAGTAACTTGCTGCAAACCAAACGGCAGGTTTATTGAAAAATAAAATTTACAGGTTCAACATTACACCCCAAACCCATGTCAGAGCGACACAGGGCGACCGCATCTTTTTCCGTATTCCAAGAGAAAAATTATTGCCATCAGGGCTTCGCAGATTAATGCGGTTGGAAAGATACAATCAATATAAGGAGGATGTAAGGGCAATCGCCAAGCAGATTAAATTTGACTTCCCGATGGAGGGAGCGCAGATTCGATTCTATTTGCCATGCCCTAAATCTTGGAGCAAGAAAAAAAGGATACGTTACCACGGTACTTTACACGCCTCTCGGCCTGATCTTGACAACTGTTTGAAATCCCTGATTGACAGTTTATTCACCGAAGATAAAACGGTAGGTCACTTAGAGGTTTCTAAGCATTGGGTAGACAGCCCATCAGGATGGATAGACATTTCAATTAAAGAAGCCATATTCCCTGTAATACCCCATCCTTCTAAGGAGCAGTTTGTGCTTCAATAAGCCTCTTATAGCCTTACAGGCATATTATATACGCCAAATGTCAATATTTTTGAGACATATAGA